ATGCTGCACTTATGTTTAAAGATTTGGCTGAAAAAACCCAGGGCGCTATAGAAGGCCTTGAAAAAATAGATATTAAAAAGACTATGGCCAATATGATTTCTAATTTTGATGCACAGGTTAAATTGGTATTGGATGTGTTTAAAGTTACCTTTGATTTTATACCTGATATAGCAAAAAAGGCTTTTGATAAATTGGCGCCGCTATTTTGGGAGCGCCTTAAAAGTATGTGGGGACTTGTTAAAACGGTAGCAAAAACGCTATGGGAACCCATACCTATAGCCGCTAATATTATGAAAATAAAAATACAAAAGGTCTTTGCACTGATGGGTGCTAAAATTAAAGAAATAATGCACCCTGTTATTAAAGATGTAGCAGATATGTTTAATAGTATGGCCGATACATGGATAGGTGCTAAATTAGGATTAAAACCTATAGAAATAGCCGATTTAGTGCCAGCAGAAGAAATAACCGCCCAGTATGATAAAATGATAGCAGAGCTGATGGAAAAAGGCCAAAATACTAAGCTGGCGAGCTTTATATCAGATCTCCTAACTACAGATGACATAACAAACGCAGAGCAATATACAGCAGCCCTTAGTGATATATTTAAAAATTACTATGATAGCATAGTAGTTAAAAAAGAGGAAACTAAGGATACACTGGGAGAGGGTGGATTAACACTAACGCCTACCGCCGAGGAGCAGGATGTAGCAGCGGAAAAGCTAAGCTGGTACAAAGAACAATGGACAGAATATTATGATAATTTAGGTGAGAACGCACTAAGGACTATAGAGGCAATAGGCGGTATTATGGATAATTTTGATAATATGCAGCAGAGCCTTGCAGATGCAGAGACTAATAGACTAAACAAGCGCCATAAAGAGGAAATGCAGAAGGCCAAAAATAGCGGAGCTACAGCAGACGCTATAAAACAAATAGAGACACGCCAGGCTGCAGAGCTGATGGCCTTAGCGGAAAGGCAGAAGGAAAAAATGAGAGGCATAAGGGTAGCTGGCGCTATTATGGCTACCTTTGAAAGTGCTGTTAATGCTTATAACAGTGTTGCACAGATACCGCTTGTAGGCGCTGTGATGGCGCCCATAGCTGCTGCGGCGGCTATAGCAGCCGGTATGGCAAACGTCCAGGAAATTAAAAGTGCTCAGCATGGTGCAGATTTTATTACAAGTGGGGAGCAGCTATTACTTGTAGGTGATAACCCCAGTGGACGTGAGCACGTACAAATTACACCGCTTGGGCAGAAAGATAGGCAGCCTTCTGGCGGTGATACTATAAATATAACGGTAAATGCCACTGGTAATTTATTAAGCTCTGAATATGTAGAGGGTGACCTGGCTGATGCTATTACAGAGGCCATAGGGCGAAAGGTAGCGCCATATAGGGATATGTTACTCTTAGGGATTAACTAATGCTCATACTACCCACAGAATATATACAGCACTTAAAACAGAAACACACCAACCTAATACCCGTTGTGGTGATAGGTGGGGGTGATGAGGCTCTATATTTTTCTACAAATAAAATAAGCGTAACGCTGCTAAGTAGCGGCGAAGTAAAAAGCTGTGAGCCTCTTATAGCAAAGGGTGGTATAAGCACTGTTAAAGAGGGCATAGATTATTTTAATAAAGAAATACAGATAAGCGCTATAACAATAAAGCTAAATAACTATGAGCGTGATGGCCGGCGGCTTAGTAATAGAGAGGATATAACCAGCTTAAACCGCCAGGCGCTTAATCTATTCTGGGCAATCCCGACTAATAAAGTAATAAGCTATGAGCAACCAGACGGTAACAATGAAATGCTGCACGTATATAGCGGCTTAGTAAGTAAAACCAGCCACGATTTAAAAACCGTTACAATAACCGCAGAGGATAGGCTTAGCTACTACACAAAGGGCGAAATGCCAAAGTATGTAAATGATATAGCTGGAATGCTACCAGGGCACGATTATAGTGACGATAGCAGCATACCTTTAGACCGTAGAGAAAGCCCTGCCTGGCAAATGACTTATGGCGGCGAATATACAGGTAAGGTGCCGGCGCAGAGAGTTAGTAACCAGTCTGGAGGAGAGCCACGTTATTTTATTGTAAGCCAGGACTATGATGAAAGTAATTATGATGGTGTAAATGAGTTTGCTGGTAAGCTATATGTATATAGAAAAAATATAAATAAATACTGTGAGATATTAGAGAGTTTTGCCTCCAATTTTGTAGATAAGTATAATGATGTAAACGGCACCAATTATGCACATGGCTATAGCCAATATGAAACACCACCAGGAGGAGCGCAGCACCTATTCCCCTATTCAGAAAATGCTATACTACACGGCAATATGGGCGCTGTGGAAAATAAAGACGTACCAAGTGGTTTTAGCGGTGATGATGTTATAAAAATATATGATACTGTTTATGATACAGGTTTTGCCTGGGATAATAGAGACAGTGCTGTATTAATAAAGGCCAATGTGGGTGAAAACCTTGGTACTGGCGGAACACAAAGCGGTATGCTTACTTTCCACGTGCCGGCATTTAGTAAGGTGGCAGAAACCGGAGGCACTATATATTTAAAGTACCTTATAGAAATAGAAAACCCTACAAATAACGTACCGGTAGATTATGCAATATTTAATTTAAATGAGGCATGGCTGTCTGGCACAGCCCAGCCTGGCGAAACAGATGTACTGGACAGTAATTTCCTAAATGGTGATGAAATGGTGCTGCCTATAGCCAGTGTGGGTATAGAGCAGGATAATATACAGTTTGAAATACCTATAGCTTTTACCACTGAAGCCGGCATAGAGGGCACAGTTTATGTTAAGGTTTATCAATTACAGCAGCGTGCTAATTATATTATAGGCGACTTTACTAAGCAGGACTTTTATATAGACCTTAAATATGGCAGGGCGACTTATAACTGGACAAATGCCACTAATGATGGCAATCTTGTATGGTATAGAGCGCACCCTGGAAGTATAGCCACAGATATAGCACGTGAAATGCTGGAACCAGATATAAGCATAATAGCTACTAATGCAGACGGTAAGCATGATTTCTTTGCCTGGGCTGACAAATATGACTGGCTAAAGTTTGGTGGTGTATATAATAGCCGCATGAATATAATGAAGGAGCTGGCGCACCTGGCCAAGACTATGCCGGTTTATTATGTTTATAACACCGTGAAAAATATGCTTGGCGTAGCCCTGCCAGATGGGAACTATATATATGATACCAGCTCCCAGCTCGATAGAATAATAAAAGTAGAGGAAATACAAAGCCTAAAATTTAAACTCTCAGACCCAAAAAAAATATGCACTAAAATAACTATCCATTATAATTATGATTGGGCTGAGGGCAATTATAAAAGCAAATATACTACTACAGTAGATAACATTGTAGGACTTAATAGCGGCTATGGACAGTATAGCAGGGAATATTATAATATAGATGCAGGGACAGACCAGGAAGTAGAATATAAAAGTAAATTAGCCAGGGATGAATATGCCGCCCAGCGCATGGCAGAGCATTATTTAATGCAGCACTGTAACCAGAGGCTTTTTATAGAATTTGATTTGCCACTACAATATATAGATTTAGAGGTAATGGACGTAATACATATAAATAAGCTCTATGGGGGTGCCAAGGCATACGGCATAGACTATACTAAAAAGTTTATAGAGGGCACAGAGCAGCCTCTAATGTATAATGGCCAGCAGCGCTTTGACAAGTTTGCCATAACAGAGACCAATAAGCATATAAAGGGTATAAAGGTTAAAGCTATGCTGCTTATGGCAGCAAATGCGGGACTGCCCTCTACGCCAGGGAATACCAGCCCTGGGTGTACAGACCCCACAGCCACCAATTATAACCCAGATGCCACGGAGGATGATGGCACTTGTGAGTACCCTGTATATGGCTGCGCTGACCCAGATGCGCTAAATTATGACCCAGAGTTAGCTGAATTGGATAATTTCGTAGCAGATAATACCCTGTGCGAGTATTTAGGTCTTACTACTGATGTACTTGCAGGGAGTACGCTTAATCTTTATAGTAATTGGTTTGGCTATTATAATATAAATTTTATGCACAGTGA